GCGGAATGGCATTTCGATATCGGTGTTGATTTTGAGAGTGATATCGCGTTTGCCTTTTTTGGGAGAGTTGGAAGTTTTTTTGCTTTTGTCAATTTTGCTATTTCCGACTTCTTTTGATTCTCCATCTTTGAATTTTTTCAAAATTGCTTCAAAGGTTCTTTTGGCAGCAGTCTTTCTGTCGGAAAATCGTTCGATTTTTACATCGGAAAGTTTGTTGTAAATTTCAACAATCTGAGAAGTGCTAAAATTTGGCGTTTGCTCCAAAGTTTCTGCACCAGTAACGTTGACGAATCCATTGCCCAATTGATTAAATTCTTTCTGGCTGACAGAAAGCTTAACATCCATTGTTTTTGTGTCGATTGCGTAGATCATTTCTTTTCCTTTTTCAAAGTCTATCTCATCAGTGACGCAAGACCATTCGCGCCAGACAGGGAGATTCCCTGTTTCGAATTATTTTTTCAAAATCTTCATCATTGTTTCGAATTGTTCTTCTGCACCAAAAGCCTTCTTTTCTTTCCTTTTTTCAATAACAACATAAAAATTTTTTATTCGACAAGCTTTCCTTTGGGTATAATCTATTACCCTTCCATTACGATAAGCAGCAATGTGTTTTGAGCAAGTCAGGAGCATCCTTTTGGGAACTTTTGACCATGCTTGAGGAAATCTTCTTGGGTGATATGTGGTTAAATTTTCAATACCTTTGTGTTTTTCAGGCATTCTTTTTCGAATCATCATTTCAATCGAATTAGTATTATTCCTCATTTCAAAACCGAGCAATTTGACTGCTTTGATTGTAACATGATCTTCTGCTCCTTGCTTGTTTTTTCTTCCTGCCTTTTTCAAGGCTTCGTGAGCTTCTTCGTAAGAAACATCACAAATTGCAGCCACAGCCTTGACTGTGCAATCATTTTTCTCACCGAAAGCTTTGCCAGCTTCAACAAGATTAGAGAATGTTTCAGGATCTTGCATTTGTTGTATTAAAGACATCTTGTTTCCTTCATTTGATAGCTTATTAAACCTGAATTTTTACAAAAAGAAAAGTTCTTTTTCAATTTTCTTTGTCAATAAATTCAAATACTTAAAATTTTTCTAAATTTTCAAGTTCCATTTTTCTTTGTTTTTTCAAAAAAAAACCTTTTCATTCAAAATATTTCAGGCATAACCAAAGACGTTGCAAAAGTGGCTTCCGATGATCGGTTCCCAAGTCAACTGGAGAAAAAATATGGCTAAAAACGAAGTTGCCAAAACTGGCAATGAACTGCCCTCAGTGAGTGATGAATTTGCTTCTGAGATGATGAAAAACGGCACTGGTCTTGAAAATGTGACCACTGACGATTTACTTATTCCTCGCATCACAATCCTTCAAGGTTTGTCACCTCAAGTCGTTCCTTCAAAACCTGAATATGATGAAAATGCCAAAGTCGGCCAAATTTACGACGTAGGGATGCAAGAAAGCTTTGGGGACGAACTTCTTATCATCCCTGTTCATTTTGTCAAACAATGGCTTGAATGGGCACCTCGATCTTCTGGCAAAGGTTTGATCGCTATTCACGATACAAATGCTGTCATTGATAAATGCGAACGCAACGAACGCAATCAACCAATTACTAATGAGGGCAACCTCATTCAAGAAACTGCCCAATTCTTCTGTTTGAATTTGACAGCTGATGGTCGAAAAAGTTTCTTGCCTATGGCTTCAACTCAATTGAAAAAAGCCAAACGTCTTTTGACACTTGCCAGTAGTGAAAAAATCACTCGTCAAGATGGATCTGAATTCACACCACCTTTGTTCTATCGTTCATATAAAATGACCACTGTCCCTGAAAGCAATTCAGAAGGTGATTGGATTGGATGGAAAATTGAACGTGGAATGAGTGTTGATCAATTCCCCGATTGGCAAAAAACAATGGAAGAAATTAACAACTTCCGTGAATCAATCATAAAAGGTGAAGCAAAAGGTGACATCCAATCAATGGCAGAAGAAGCTTCCCAAGCTTCAAATTCTGGTGACAATGGAGCTATGTGATGAGCAATCAAGATGCGATTGATGTGTTTGATCAGGCATCACAAAAAACAAATGTTGATTTGAGTGAGTTGATTGAAAAAGTCAATGAAGCTGCGAACGTTGAGCGCGGAATCAAAGAACTTGAAGAAATGATCAAACAACAAAAATCGCATCTTCACAAATTGCGATCTGTGGAGTTACCTGATGCTTTTGCGGAAGTTGGGATGAGTGAGTTTGTTTCTGAGGACGGAACAAAAGTAAAGATCGATGATTTTGTGTCAGGATCCTTGCCGAAAGATCCGTTGAAACGTGAACAAGCAATAACTCACCTTGAGGACATAGGAGGAGAGGGCCTGATAAAAGACACCATGACAGTCCTCTTTGAAAAATCTCAGCACAATTCTGCTCTTTCTGTCGTCAGCGATTTGAAAGAAAAAGGATTCAATGTTGATTTCAGTTCAGGTGTTCATGCTCAAAGTTTGATGGCATTCGCCAGAGAAAAACTCAAAGAAGGAACACACATTGAGACTGAAACTCTTGGGCTGTTCACTGGCAGGATAGCAAAAATAAAACTTCCAAAGGAAAATTGAATTTGACGACCCCGGAACTTATGCACCCGGGTTTCCTAGTTGAGCGGGGCAGCTGTCGTCAAATCCCCGCACCAATCACAAGTGCGTATAGCTCAGTGGTAGAGCCAACCACTCATAACGGTTTTGTCATAGGTTCAAATCCTATTGCGCACACCAAACAACGAGGAAGAAATGTTCAATATAATTGGAGCAGGGATGGCTGGCTTAGTAGCTGGTTGTGTTCTTGATCAGAACAAAAAACTCAATCACATTTATGAAAGAAACAAAACAGTCCCAAACAATCATTCTGCTTTGTTGCGTTTCAGATCATCAATTGTTGGTGNNNNACACAGTTGGCATTCCATTCAGATCGGTTGATGTTATAAAATCAATTCATTCTGAAAAACAAACAAAAGTTGCACAGAGCCTTGCTTATTCTGTGAAAACAAATGGTATTGCAACTCTTCGTTCAGTCCTTTCTGCTGAAGGAAAGATAGAAGAAAGATTCATTTCTCCTCCAGATTTTATATCAAAAATGGCTGAAAGAATTTCAGACAATTTGATTTTTGATAAAGAGATGTCTGATGAAATAAGAGGGCAAAAATCGTCTGATTTCGTGAAAATGATTTCAACAATGCCAATGCCTTCTCTTGCAAAAATTCTTGAATATGATGGTTTCAAAAAGAGTGAATTCCAATCAGCTAAAGGTTGGTCTATGAGATTGAAGCTCAAAAATTGTTTTGTTTGTGCGACAATTTACTTTCCCGACGATGAAGAATTTTACAGAGCTTCAATAACTGACGACACTTTGATTATAGAATATTGCAATCCTGAGCAGTCCATCGTCAAAGAAAAGTTGATGAAGAGAATAATTGATCACCCAAATGAACAAAAAGAGCAGATAATAAAAGTCTTGTCTTTTTTTGGTTTGAGTTCTTATCATATTGATGGAAAGCCAAAAATATCAGAAACAAGGTACGCAAAAATCCTTCCTATTGACGAACATGAACGCAAAAAATTCATCATTTGGGCAACTGATGAACATGGAATTTACAGCTTGGGAAGGTTTGCAACATGGCGACCTGGGCTGATGACGGATGATCTCATAAAAGACATCCGTTTGATTGAAAAAATGTCAGACAAAACAGACTATGAGAAAAGGAAATAATCATGAAAGTCTCTCTAATATCTTACACCGGCCAAGGCCATCCAGATCCACTATATGCTGCAAAGCTTTTGGTGTTCACAAAAAACACTAGATTGAAAATGACACCTGACGGAATGGAAAAATTTTCCTTGATGTCGGAAAAAGAATTGAAACCAGAACTTGATTATATGGCTGGAACAATTCCGAGTTCATGGGAATTTGTTGATTTGATTTTCTCTATCAATGATGTAAGCAGAGCAATCGCTCAACAAATAACTCGAACACGGACAGCTTCTTTCGCTATGCAAAGTCAACGTGTCACAGACATGAGTGAAGTTACTTGGGACAAGCCAGAGATTGATGATCAATTTGAATATGAATTTGCTATGGAAGATTCATTGAATAGCTATAAAAAGCAAATTGAGCTCGGCACTTCAATGGAAGATGCGCGCAATCTTCTTCCCATTGGGGTTCATTGCAATTTGATTGCCAAATACAATTTAAGAAGCTTTGTCGAGCTTTGCAGGAAACGTGATTCATTACGTGTCCAAGGACCATATAGAGAAATGGTCAAGAAAATGAAGAAGCAAGTTCTTGAAGCTTGGCCTTGGGCAGAGCCTTTTTTTGAAAATCCTCAACATAAAGCAATTCGGATGCTTGAAGAAGTGGCGGAAGAACTCGCAGAAGGTGGAGCGATGTACAAAGGGCATTCCGGAAAACTCGCCAAAGCAGCAGATTTGTTGAAGGTTTGATTGTGAAAACTGTAATTGTTGATATGGATGGCACTCTTTCAGATGCCACTCACCGTTCTCACCTTGCTCAATCTGGCCAATGGGATGAATTTCATTCAGCCAGCAAAGACGATCCTGCTCGTGAAGCTGTTGCAGATTTTTGCAGATTTTGCCACCATGAATTTGAATTGATAATCCTGACAGGAAGAAATGAAAAATTCAGAAACCAAACTAACGAATGGCTTAAGACGAGGGACTTGGCTTCTTGCTTTAGTCAATTGTTAATGCGTCCTGACGATGATTTCAGACCAGACGTTGAGATGAAAATTTCAATCCTTGAGAGTTTTTTCGGTTCCAAGGAAAACGTTTTGGAACAAGTTTCTTTTTGTCTTGATGACCGTGATCGTGTTGTAGAAGGTTTCAGAAACTATGGTTTGAATTGTTGGCAAGTCAAACAAGGAGATTACTGATGGTTGATTTTGTTCCTGAGGAACTCCTAAAAAAAGCAGAAATATACAAACAACGAAATAAAATTTATGGTGACAACTACAAGCGCTTCGGACCAATTCTGAAGCTTCTTTTTCCTGATGGAATTGAATTGAAAACGAACGATGATTTCAATCGTTTTGGAATTCTTGTTCAAGTTCTTGCTAAAGTAACTCGATATTGCCAAAATTTTGAAAAAGGAGGTCACGATGACTCCCTCGATGATCTGGCTGTTTATTCAATGATGCTTAAAGAACTTGATTCTGAATTCAAGCGAAAACAAATGAAAAAGGAGAGAGGAAAATGAAGCTTCAAAACAAGAAAAATTCTGGTTCTGGACACTTTCAAATTCGCGAAGGATCAAAAGTAATAATTCACGGAAAAGGTTCTTATCGTCAAGTTGATCTTTACAAACGTGGAAAAAACCTATTCGCTGAAAATTCAAAAGGAAAATTTGTGAAGCTCGCGAATGATGGTGCAACAAGTGTTCCAGAAATTCTTTGGGATGAGATAATTCACGATTTCGTCGTTGAAGAAAGCCCTTTTGGTCTTCTTGAAGGGAAAAAGATAAAATGAAAGTTGCTCTATTCGATACAGAGACGACTGATTTGATCAAAAACACTGCATTGCCAATCGACAAGCAACCAAAAATCATTGAATTTTATGCAGTCAAGATTCTTCAAGTTGGAGAAGGTGAAACTTCTGAATTTGAAACATTGGATGAATATGAGAGTCTTTATTCTCATCCAGAAAAACTTAAGGACATAACAACAAAGATAACTGGATTGACGAATGATGATTTGAAAAATTCACCTGCGATCGAAACAGAATTGATGAAAATCAAATCATTTTTTGAGGATTGTGACAGGGTTGTGGCGCACAATTTGTCTTATGATATTGGTGTTACAGACTTTGAGTTTGAAAGGCATGGATTTGAAAAAATAGACTGGCCGGAAAAAATTTGCACAGTTGAGCAAACAGAACACCTTCTTGGCTATAGATTGAAATTGATTGATCTTTACAATTATCTTTTTGGAAAGCCTTTTGAAGGTGCTCACAGAGCGATAAATGACGTCTCTGCAATGAGAGAATGTTACGAAGAATTAGTTAAAAGGGATGAAATATGAGGATCAAAATTTCTGAAAACATTGCGGTTGAATTCACCTCTAAAGGTCTCCCTGTTCAAAAAGAACAAAATTGGGATTGCTGTACAATTTATATAGATGGTAAAAGTTTGATGAATTTTCATTCAAAAAAAGAATTCTTTAACTTTGAAACAGCAATCAAGCAATCTCGCATGGATGGAATAAACTCAATTCAAGACAAATTCAAATCTTTGATGAAAAT